CACCCGTACCATTTAATGCGCTGGTAATTTCCTCAAAATCTCCACAGTTATCCAATACAGTTTCCTCGCCATCGGAAACGGATATTAAATGCCCATCAAGTAATACGCGGTTGATTAGCAGGGTTAATACCTTGCGATCTTGCATGTCGATATAAGTGCTATACATAATTAGATTCCTATCTAATTCACGGCAGGAATGCCGGGGAGGTGTGCGGCAGTTGTTTTAGTGGGTATCCCGGACGAGTTCCCAGCCCGCGACACGTTTAGCAATATCAGCAATATCGAACCGGTCTACAAAGTCCCACAGGGGGTGTGCGTAGGCCATAGCCTCGGCCGTAGCCTTGGCGACCGTGTCGCTATGTCCGTTCCTTTGCAGTTCTATAAGCTCAGGTGCGGCTGCCGCTTTTAAAAGTGCGATCCCCTCCCGAGTCAAAAACATCCGCGCTGGGACTATAAAAAAACGCGGCTCGTTGCTGAACGACGACCAGAAGGCATAGACTGATACCTGAGTTACTGAACTATTCACCTGATGACGCCTTCCGACTCGGATGGTGTCGCCCACACTTGGCGACCGGACATGAAGCTCAATGTCGTACCGAACGTCGTCGCGTTCAACCGAGAAAGAGTTGTGTCGGTCTTCATCCTGCACGTTGGGATAATAGCCTTCGTAAGACAGCTCCAGTATCAGCGCGTCGTAGGCAGTTTTTGTGGCTGAGGTAACCGCTTGCTGGTGGCGGGTAATCGCAGCGTTCAGCGCCTCTTGCGACTCGTAGAGATTTTTAATCATCGAGGGCGGGGAGGCTTGCCGGTCGAGTTGGGTTGCGTAATGAAGTTCCTCAACCCCTGATATTAACTCCTCGACTGAGATGCCCAGCGCCTTCGATAACGACGGCATGTGCGACGGGCGGGGAAGAGAGCTTCCCGTGAACCAGCGTTGAACAGACTGCGGGGTCACCCCGACTATTTTTGCAACCTGCGTTTGGGACAAGTCCTGAGACTTTGCCGCTGCGGCTACCCTGACCGCGAAAGTTTGGTACTTCTTTTCTGTTGCCATTACTTTATATGCTCCTTAATCGCACTTCAGTGTGGTGTCTCCGTACCAGCGTCAAGAGAGTGCGTGAAAGGCCGGGCGTCGTGCCTCGGAGTGTCATTCGACGTCACATTGTAATCTTACGCTTAGACTATTACAACCGAAGATTGTAATGCTCAGTAAAAAGTTGTACACATTACAAGTTTGGTTTACTATTCGTTACACTTACACGAGTAAGCTACACTTTACCTACGGAACACGTCTACTATGCCTGATACCAAATCCTTTCGATCCCATGCTATGACACCTAAGCAGCTCCGAGAATCGGCCGCAGCGTTCAGAACCGCAATGCAAAATGTACTTGACGGTAACCTGTCTGAGTTAGCCAGACGCTGCCGGGTCACACCGCAGGCGGTTCAGAGCTGGACAGCAAGCGGCGCAATACCCGCTCGTAGAGTTGTACAGGTGTGCAACGCGCTCAACAATCACGTTTCTGATTACCAACTGAGGCCCGACATCTTCCGCGATCCCGCCAAGTAGGTAATAAAAAGCCCCGGTCGCGTAAACGACTCGGGGCCAACCCTGCAACCTGAGCGGGTTGCGGATTCGATATTACACTACTGGGGAAGAAGATCAATGATTGAAGTGACCTACGGTCTGAGCGCAGCCCGCAGCAAAAACCTATCACATAAAATTCTTAGCGACATAAATCAGTTTGCAGATTTTATACGCGACGGCTCTACCCACGTCTCGAAGCTGGACGCCGAGGTCGATACCTTCGCAGCATGGCATTCGCTCACGAAAAAACAGCGGGACAAGCTCAAAGTAAAAGGCGGCTATATAATAGCTGGTCAGACGGCCGAGGGCGCTAAGAGAAACACGGAGTCTGTCACTGCTGTTAAGCTCTTAATACTAGACCTTGACAGCGGCGACCTGTCACAGCACGAAGTCACCCTGAAGGTTAGGGACTGGACGTGTGCATACTTTGAGACTGCAAATAGTGTGGGTGGCGCGCGCCGATGGCGGGTAGCACTCCCGCTCAACATAGCTCTGAGCGTTGGCGATTTTAAACAGGCGTCGGCCAACTTTTTAAAACTGAACGGTATAAGTGCCGACAGTTGTTCTAGCAGCCCGGCTCAAGCTCAGATGTTACCCATTATATTTGATGACTACTGTCCCACTGTGCATGTCAACGAGGGGAGCTACTTAGACCTTACTGCGTACTTGACAGTAGCTCCGGGCCAGATCAACGCCGCGCCTATCGAGGGTGACGAGGGCTTAAAAAACTATCGGAGGCCACTTGAAAGCGTAACGACTGCCGACATAGTAAAAGGGCTTGAGAGCGTAGACGCCCACGAGCGGGATGTGTGGATTCAAACCGGGATGGGGCTACATCACCAGTTCGGAGGCTCGGACGAGGGTCTACAGGTGTGGGACGCTTGGAGTTCAAAGGCCACCGCAAAGTGGGATGACGCCTGTTGTGCGGCCGCTTGGGAAGGCTTTAACACGCAGCTCTCAGACCGCGCGCCTGTGACCATCCGCACCGTCTTGAAAGACCTCGGCCGTCAGGAAGCAGCGGAGTCGCGCGAGAGTTTGCGAGGTGCTTGGGCGCGCAAGATTTCGATGTGCGCTGACGAGGGTGAGATTCGTGAGGTGTTTACAGTTGAGATTTGTCACGAGTGGACATTCGGAGAATACGACCGCAACCTTCTGGCGCAGTCTATTCAGGTGCGTCTTGCAGAGCTGGCGGTAACCAGTACCGGCAGGACTGTGAAGCCCCATCCGATTTCTGAAGTGCGCGAGTGGCTTAACCCTAAGAGGCTGTCAGCTAATACTCCTCCCAACAAGGGTGAGAGACTGGACGAGTTAGATCGCTGGCCCGAGGGCTGGGTCTACTTGCAAAACGGCGATGAGTTTTTAGAACTCGCAACAAAGAGACGTTGCAGCAGCCGAGGTTTCCAAGCGGAATTTAACCGCCGCATGACTGGGGCTGATGGTGTCTTGATGGCCCCTGCTGACATCTACGCGCTGTCCCTCTGTGAAACTCCAATTCCAATTTGCGCCCAGCGTATCTATGCGCCGGGTAAGCCTGTGGTTTTTACGGACGAAGACACGGGTGTGAAGTATGCCAACGAGTGGAACGAGCATACAGTCCCGGTCGCGTGGCCGCGCGAGGTTTGGGGAGCAGGGGACAACTCAGCGGTGGTGAATTTTCTTAAACTTCTCACGCTGATAATTCCAAAAACTGAGAGAAAAACTTTCTTTTATTATATGTGCTGGATCGTGCAGAACGAAGGTTCGCACATGAACTGGGCACCCGTCATTCAGGGGCCACAAGGCGCAGGCAAGACTATGTTATCGGAAATCTTGAGGGCTGCGCTCGGCGCTGAAAATGCACGGTCGATTGACGCACACGTTCTGGGGTCGGGCTTCACATCGTGGGCGCAAGGTTCAGTGTTAAATACAATCGAAGAAATAAGATTGCCGGGTGAAAAAGGCAGCGCGCATGCAATCATTAACAGCCTGAAACCCTACATCACCAACGCCCGCATCAGCATTCACCGCAAAGGCCGTGACCCGTATGAAGTTCCCAACTCAGCCAACTACTTATTCCTGACTAATCACGAGGACGCTATCCCTTTGGAAGCTGGAGACCGCAGATACTTCGTGGTGTTTACGACGCCGAGGACGGGTATGGACGTGGCGATAATAGTGAAGCAAAGACCTCAGTTTTTCGAGAGGGTCTACGACGCCTACACGAATCACCCAGAGGCGCTTAGGGGATACATGCTCGGCGTTAAAATTCCAGATAGCTTTCAACCGTTCGGACACGCACCTCACACCCAAGCCAAAGACATAATGGGCGGGAACACCAAGCCCGGAGACGAGCAGGCACTGACGGAGGTGCTGTCTGAGGTATACGACGGCGTGAACGGGCCGAGTGGGGTTCTACACACCGCTGCTGTCACTCAGAGGATGCGTTCAGAATTTTCTGTGACGGTGCGCCCGGCAAGACTTGGGATGCTACTGCGAGCCGCTGGCTGGGAAAAGTTCGGGAAGCTCAGGTGGCGTGGTACTCCACGGACTATCTACATCAAGCCTCGGCTGTCCGGGCTACAAAATTTACCGGGAGAAGCGGAGCAGATACTAGCACTACTTGATGCCAGTGTTGGGGGTGAGTTCTTATGAGTTACAAAGTCATCGGGCTAGCAGGCCCAGCGCGCGTCGGAAAAGACACCGTAGCAAATCACTTGGAGCGCAGCGAAAACTACAAGCGTTACGCTTTTGCAGGGCCGCTCAAAGCCATGTTAGCAGCAGGCTTCTGCTTGACCGAGGCTCACTTAGAGGGCGACCTCAAGGAGAAAGTGCTGGAGCCTTTGGGCAAGTCGCCGCGGGAGCTGATGCAAACCTTGGGAACTGAGTGGGCGCGCGACACCGTCCATCAGGACTGCTGGCTCATCATTGCAGAGAAATACTGTGAGAGCCACGGCAAGACTATCATTACGGACGTGCGGTTTCCCAACGAGGCGGCGTGGGTGCGGGCGAGAGGCGAGCTGTGGCATGTTCGACGGCGGGGTGCGCCGAGTGTGTCCGCGCACACGAGTGAAATTGGAATTGTTCCGTTAGAAGGAGAGCCTGTTATTCATAACGACTCATCAGTAGAGATGTTGGAGTTCACCATAGACAAATTGCTGGGAGTCAGATGAAAAAGTTTCTCAAGAAAATAGTTATCAGGGACGATTACATGACTCGGTGGCATCTGATCCCTAGAAACAAACACTGCAACATCTACCTGCATAAATTCCACGGCTCCGACGACGCGATCCTACACGATCATCCGTGGTGGAGTGTCAGTTTCCTTTTGCGCGGGACGCTGTGGGAGGAGCTGCGGTCGATCAGCGGTCGGTGTGTTGATCGCCGAATCCCTTGGCTTTGGCCTGTGTTCAGAAAAGCAAAGCTACTGCACCGGCTTGACGTTTATAACAGCCCAGTCTGGACTCTGTTTATTACTGGCCCCGTCGTTAGGCGATGGGGTTTCTCGACGCCAGCGGGTTGGGTTGATGCCGGGTGTTACCGCGGCCGCGGCAGGACTATAGACCAATGAGGGCTATCGAACGTATCGCACTGTTGGCCGTGAGAGGCAGCTCGGCGTTTTCAGACGGCGGCGGGGCAACGACTGGGCGAAAGCGCGGGTGGCAGGACGTGGCCGCGGCGTTGGCTGCTCCCCGGTCTAAGTCTCCGACAGACCAGCGGCCGCCAGCGTCTGAGCTGGGCAGGCTCATCGTGTTGCAGGACATCAGCTCGGTTGAGTTACGGCGGCTGCTGCAATGGGTGGGCGGGACTGAGCGAGAAGCAGCCGCGGCCGTTAGCGCCGTGATTGGCGCAACGCCATGCACTGGGTGCGGTGGATCGGGGGAGGGTGCAGCAGGGACTTACTGCCCGCGGTGCGACGGGGCCGGGGTCAAGAACTTGGGTGAGCGTCCTATCGCTGAGTTGTTAGGGGTAAGCAGACACCGCTTCAGAAAAGACCGGGCGGCGCATGACGCGAGGGTTGCAAGGGTACATGACCTGATTGAAATTTTAGAGAGGAGGCTGCGCGGAAGTTAAGCGGGCAAAAACGAATCGGTTTTTGCCCACTTAGGGGGTTGACTATAAATTCATAAACTCCTGCACATAGAAGTCAGGACTTAAACACGCTTTCTCAAACGCTGCTTCCGCGTCTTCTCGTTGGAGGTACGTCATCCGTATCAAGTTTCCTAGTTCCTTTTCTTTTTCTTTTCGTGCGGCGCGTCTAGCCGCCCTTTCTTCCCGCGACCCGCGCGCGTTACCCCCGTAGCTGCGGTCGAGTTCGATGCGAAACTGAATGGGATGCCTTGTGCTGCTGAATAAGCTCATTTGTATTTCCTCCCTAAAAATTCATCTAGCGTAATGTCCATTGTTGAGACGGCTCGGTCGAACGCGGCCGCGTCGCAGGACTTGTTGGCTGCCGCAGTCTTGGCGAAGTAGTGGTCGGCCATGAAGCCAGCCCAGTGCGTATCGTTTAATAGATACTTAACTTTGCGGTGCAGTGGAGTTTTGCGTATCTTGTTAGTAGCCATATAGATAACCTCTAGTTGTTGGTTAGTGGCGGCTGGGTCTCATCCCCTGCCGTCACGTCTATTATACCAAGTGACTTTTTACGAAATGAGAAATACGCTGCTGTCAAAGGGTTTTTAGCCTATCAGCCCTACTACCTATCACACTGAAAAAAACCCTTGACACTTATTCCGTAGTGTATTTCTTCGCCCACGGCAGGACTTGTAGGGGTCTGAGCCTTGCCCGCTAGCCCCGAATTTATTTTCAGGGGCGGATTGGCTCGCGTCCGGGTCTTGCTCTGAACGGGTCAGTAATAGGGGAGGCCGTCTGAAAGACATACTGAATTTGGTATGCCCACAAAAAAGCCCGCACGATGGCGGGCTGAGTGGGGCGGGCGGTTAGTAGCTGTCAAGCTCTTCTATGGCAGCGTCTATAAGTTCTGGCGTTAGGGTTGCCCCTGCTGCTAGCTGAGATTTTAATTCAGCCGAGAACTCTTTAAGAATACGCACCGTTTCCTTGCGGGAAGTTTCGCGGATTCGCTCTCGCAAATTCTCTCGCTGATCTCTGATAGAGCTTTCTACTCTACTCAACCGCGCGCCTATTTCGTTTGGGTTACTCATCGTTATCTTCCCCTCGCTGGCTAGTGTGCAGGACTTCTTCGCTTCCGCAATCGCCGCAGTGCGGGGTGAGCTGCTCCTCGTTGTACTTCGCGCCACAATCCTCGCACTGGTACACCATGTCCTCTTCCCGGTACTCAGTCCACGCGACTGTTTGCAAGGAGTGCGCAGACCACATAATGGTAGCGGTAGTGCGTCCAGTGCCTCGGTCTACCAGCCTCACCAAGATACCGTCCTCGCTGTCCGCGGTGTGAACCTCGTGCGTCGCCTCCGATTTCGGATCGTCGTACCAAGACCTGCGGCCCAGCTCGTGTGTTTTAGTTCGCGTTTCGTTTATCATTTGCTGCTCCCTTTACGCATTGGCTTAATATGTCGATACTGGTCGCGCCCCGTCATTGCATCGCGCGACCACATACGGTTGGTTTGCTTATCTCGCTTGTTGGCGCTGTTGCAGATGCACAGATACGCCAGCTCGCCATAGCGGTATGTTCTATAGCTTTTCATCGTTGTTCTCCATGTGTAACAGCATTAATGAGACAAATGCAGGTACGTTTTCTGTAAGGTGTTTCAAGTAAGCGTCCATCTCCCATACTGTGCCATCACCCGCCCATTCAAAATATTCTACAGGCCAAGCATTGAAATGTATTACATGGTCAGAGCAGTAATCAATTAGCCCTATTAAGTCTTTAGGTAACATCGTTGTTCTCCTGAGTTGTTAGGTTAAGAGTGAGTGTGTCCATCGGACTCGGTTGTTAAAGCGTTGCTTGTAGTTTGGCGGTTTGCTTTGTCCGGGACTCTGTGTCAGTGTCCCAGCGGGCTTCGACCCAGAGGCGCTCCTCGCGTCGCTTCTGGGTTTTCTTACTGGCTTTGAGATGCCGCAATCGCCGCGCGTCGTTTTTGGTGTAGTTCATTGTCATAGTCGTGTGGCTCCTGTCTGCTGCTGAGTGGTTGTGAGTAAGAGGCGAAGCGATCGCCCCAGCTTCGCAGTCCGGCTCGGCGCGAGTCTTTCAAACTCCTGCTCTACCAGTTTGCGAAACTGCGTGGCATACGATGCGCGTAGCGCAACGCGCGCTAGCCCGGCGACCTTGTCCGTTTGCTCGGGCGGTACATAGCGGCAGTCGCGCGCCGCTGCCGCTCGGGTGCAGTTGCGCAAGGTCTGGGCCGCGTCGATGCCTCGGCAAGACTCTGCCGGGGCGCGCGCAAGCGCCCACGCCGCAAGCTCTGCGAGTAACTGCTCGGCGCGATATGCTGAGAGTTTGCGCGCCGTCTTAGGCGCTCCAGCGCGCGCCATCCAGAGCGAGTCGCCGGGCTGCGAGTAGGCGTGGGCAGCTAAGGGGCTGTCCCAGCCTGTGGCCTGAACCCTCGCCACTGGGGCGGGGGTAGCAGGCGCGTACCAGTACACTGTCTTTGCGGCGATCATGCGGCGTCTGCCACGATGACCGCTGCGCCAGCGTTGGTGATCTGTCGCTGACGGTGGCTGCCGGGCTGTCGATCCATGACGATGACCGCGTCGGCCGCTGCCAGCTTGTGCCAGTCGCGCTGACCGAACTCGCCATCGGTAAAGACTAGGTGCAGGTCGGGTTGGTAGCCGTTCTGCTCCAGCCACTTGACGGCCTCGGGCAGATCAGTACCGCCGCCCCGGCTGATCTCTAAGTCCAGCAGCTCGGCCCCGGAGTGAACCTCGGCAACAGCCCGCACGTTGTGGTTACACAAGATGATCTGCGCGCCGCTGGTCGGCTGTAGTACGTCCAGTGCCTGCGCGACCTCAGCTATAAAAGCATTGAGGCGCGCAGTGTTGACGCTGCCGGATATATCAACCGTTACTGCTAGCAGGTCAATAGCACCCTTCGCCGCCGGGGATATAACCCCCAGTGTGTTAAACCTGCGGCGGTGAATCCGGGCGGGGTTGTTCATGCCGCCCCGGCCCGCTTTGGTCAGGTACTCTGCCAGCTCTGCGCGCCAGTCTGCTTTGGCGTTGGCGCTGCCTTGCCGTCCGGCTGCTGCGAGAGCGGCGCTGGGGGCGTCCATGCGTTCCTCAGTCTCGCCGTAGGCTTCGGCCTGAGCCTCGATAGCGGTATCAACGGCGCGCTCTACTCGCTCGCCGTCATCCTGCTCTGCGCGCTCCTGCTCCTCGGCCGTGCCGCTGTACTGCGGCTCTAAGTGGTGATCGTGTCCAGCTCGGTCGCCTTGGCCTTGGCCGTCGTCGCCGTCTGGCTCTCCGTCTGGCTCTGCTTCACCGGGCTGCTCGCCTTTGCCTTGTCCGTCGTCTGGCTCTCCGTCTCCCGGCTCTCCCTCGCCTGCGTCGTCTGGCTCTCCCTCGCCCGGCTCTGGCTCTCCCGGCTCTGGCGGCTCTGGCTCCTGCTCGGCGCGTTCGTTTGCCAGCTCGATGTATACGCTGTCTACAAGGTCATCGCGGCTGAAGCGTGGATCACTGAGAGCGCCGTCCATGATCTCCAGCCCCGCGGCTATTAGATCGGCGTTGATGACAAAATCGGCTGCCACGTTGTACAGCGTGTGATCCCACGTCCGGCCGTCTGGCCCGGTGCCGCGCTGCTTGAATGCTTTGCCGCGCCGCATGTGCTGAAGCGCCGCATGGGCCGCCTCGTGGCCGAGGAGGAAGGCGCGCTGCTCGACGTTGGGCAGGCCGAGGAAATAGTCCACGTTGATGTACAGGTAATAGCCGTCTGTGCCAGCGGTGTCGATGACGCTGGTGGCTACCACTGTCAGGCTCGACGCGAGGATACTGTGGTATCCAATGGCGCGGGCGCGCAGCAGTGTGGCCGCCTCCACATATCCTTTGCAGGTGTAGAGGTCGCACTCGTTTTCGTAAATCGGTTTAGCGTTAAATTTCATCGTTGTAGCTCCTTGTGTGTGTGATCTACCAGAGGTCTGCCATAGCGCCGCCCAGCTCCACCGCGCCGGCGGCCGGGGCAGGTACGGGAAACAGCTCGTCGAAACCTGACTGAAGGTCTTGTACGCCTTTGAGCGCAACCCGCGCGCCGGTCAGGCTAGAGTCTCGCGCCACTCCGCAGTCTTTCCACTCGTCTGTACTGCTGACGTTGGCGACGCGTGTGGTCATCATCTCGGCCAGCTCTAACAGCCGGGGGTCGTTGTTCGTGCCTGCGGCGATCTCTCGAAGCATCTGTGCTTGATCTACCGTCCCGGTGATTAGAGTGGCTGCCAGTCGCTGACCGCTCTCTAGCTGGGTGACAACGCGCTGTAGCTGCGCTGCCGCATTCTTGAGGGCTGCCTGCTTGGCGAACTCTAACTGGCGGTAGGCTTCGGCGGCGTGTGTGGCTGCGTACTCGGCTGCCACGTCGGCGGGCAGATTAGGCATTGAAGCCGCGTCGGGGATCGACAGCGGAATGGGGGTGTGCAGCTCGGCCGCAAACTTGCCCGCGACCTCCTCGCGCGACGGGTGCGAGGCGTCAGCATTCCAGTCGCCAAGGTCATCGGCCTGCGCCGCATGCACGAGCAGGTCATAGTCAACGAGAAACTCCTCCAGCAGCGATTCGGCCTCGCGCGTCAGTCGTGCGACCTCCGCGACCACGCCCGGCACTTTATTGGTATAGATCAGGCGCTTGCCCTCGGCGCTCTCACCGTCGGCGCTGCTGCCGTAAGGCAGTGTCTCGCTGGTCAGGTAGGTGCGCACGGCTGCGAACGCTGACGTAACCGCCTTCAGCCGTGGCTGACCGCTGCCTAGCAGGTCGATGTTCAATCGTCCGCAACCTTGTTTGGCTCCGGCATTCTCGGCCGCCTTGGCGCTGGCGGTCTTTGCCAGCTTGACGCCCTTCCACGATCTGACGGTGATCTGCGTCAGCATAAAGTTGTAGGCTGCCCGCTTGAGCATCTCCTGCTTGATAGTGTCTGTTGTTTCCATGTTCTGTACTCGCTCTGGTTAAGGGTTAAAGAAGCCGGGGCTTCTACGCAGAAAGCCCGCAAAGGCGGGCTGAGAGGGTGGAGCTGTTGTTGCTGTTAGCCGGTCAGGGGCAGCAGGTCGGCATACTTTGAGATAAACTGCTGCGCGGTCGGCCCGGTCGCCATCCAGCCCTCACGGGCTGACTTGCGCAGTAGGGCGCTGCCCACGCCGATCTGTAGATCAGTTCTGAACCGGCAGATGTACTGGAGCGCCCGGTCGGCGCTGCTGGCGTTCACCGCGCTGGATAGCGCAATGTTGCTGGCTATGTACTGAAGGTCTGTCTCAGTAGGCAGCAGGCACTCAGTCGGGCGGTGCTGTATCTCCTCGCCTGACGGAACCTTGTCGTGCATCTCCAGAAAGTCGAACAGTCGATCCGTTGCAGGCGCTCCGACGGTCGCCTCTACCAGCTTGCGGGCGATCAGGTCAGTACGCATGATGCCGTCGTTGGCCGCGGCCATTGCGCCCATGTTGACCGCCGCTCGGGCGAGGCTGCGGGGGGTGCAATACTGGACGTCCTCGCTGGGTACGGCGTCCGCGAATAGCCCCTTGGTATGGCCCGCCTCGACGGCCGCAATCAACAGCGGGTGGATGTTGTTGCCCAGCGCCCAGTCTCGCCATGCTGCAAAGTCGAACTTCAGCTCAAAGCGCAGGCAGGCGTTGGCAAGGTGGGACAGTGTGCGGGTGCTGCCGCTCTTATCTGCGACGCGGTTCCCGGTGGCGATCACCACCCAGCCGCCCGGCAGCTTGTCGCCGCCGCTGGTGCGGGTGTCGCTGTCCATGACCGGGCGCAATACCTTTTGCATATCAGCGCCTGCCTGCGTCAGCTCATCGAGGTTAAGTACGCCGTACTGCTTGCCGGTGGCCTCAATCATGCAGATCAGCGCGGACTTACTAAACTCGGTCTCCCAGCGGCCGTCTGCGGTCTTGCGCGGCAGCCCCAGTCCTGAGACCTCCACGGCGTCGCGCTGGCCTGCGTTGAACTCGATGTATCCAACCTCGTCCACGCTGACGCCGCGGGCGCGGGCAAGGATGGCGGGGACTTCATCTCGGCAGAATTGGGTCTTAGCCAGTCCGGGGCTGCCCAGCAGCAAAATGGGCTGGCAGTCGGTCGAAAGGGTGCAGGCTAAAATGTCTTTTAGCTGCGGCAGGGTTACTGTGGTCAGTGCTGTCATGTTTGTCTCTCCAGTTATCAGTTATCGAAGCCCGGTGGC